TGTGGAATTAGAAGATGCTTATATTCATCGTATAACTCATATAATTTATCACGCAATGACTCTGTAAGATCCTCATCAAATTGCCAATCATTATGACACCATTCAGCATAACATTGCTCGTATTCCCAATAAATTTCCATCAAAACACCCCATACTTCATTTACAATATCCTCTTGTAATTCATGAAGCACATGTCGATGCATTCTATACATCATAATGTCTCGCATCTCCATATCGTTTTTATATCCAACAATTAGGTCTGTAACATCTGGTGGAAGATTGTTAAAATGTATATTTTTATTTTGTTCTATCACCTTCGTCATATGAATATATTCACAATATTTCATCATGCGATATCTTTATCACAATACCAGCATTTGAATGATAAAAAAATTTTGGGTTTTTTTTGGTTTCAATTTTTTTATAATATTTTATGTTCTCTTTTTTATGCGCTTAGAAAATTTCGATAATTGACGAATATGATTATTGTAATGTTCCAATGCATCGTCTTTTGATACTTTCATATTACAAACATCACAATGGATCGATCCGTGATTTTCTTTGTAATGTTTTCCAATAACCATATATTTTTTATCATAATATGAACAATGTTCACATTTTGTCATAACATGTTGACAATTTCCATACTTATCGTTTTTAGTAGTTTTCCCCTCCAAATGTCGACGAAGTTCTGCACATGTATCATACTTTGCATCACATGCATCATGTGGACACCGGGAAGGACCCACCAAATTACGAATTGATTCGAGTTCAATTGTATGTGAATATAATTTTGTTTTATGCTTCAACTTCAGATCACATCCGCAACCAGTCCAGCATTTACGAGTTTTTGTTTTTTTATCTTTAGAAGCATTGTCGATTTGCAAATAATGCCTTGCACATTGCATACATACGGGTGGCATTGCCTTCGCACTATCGCAACATGTTGAATGTACGGGTAATGTAGCAACCTCAAGACAAATGCAACAAGTAAGACTTTGGGTAATCAAATCCATAATCAATATTGTTTATAGACTATTATGTCAAATAAAAACATATTCTTTGTGGTTCAATTTTTTTATGGAGCTAATAGAGTAGAATATCATTAATCATTTCGGGAAGAATGTTTGATGATGCAAGAGAATCCTTTTTTGCAGATTCGTATTCAAGATACATCTTTTGAATAGTCTCTACATCATAGGTGAGAATCGTCTCACAATCATTCATTGTAAAACACGTTTGAAGGAAAAGGTTATTTGCATTAAACGAATTAGACGAAGAGTATCGATTGTTCATCGACTTTTCAAATGTACGAAATGCATGAGCATATTGGAACTTGACCTTAGTCAAAATGTCATTCCAGTTTGTTTTCATTCCAGATTTGATGTTAGCAATAATTGCCATGCGATTATATTTTATCAAACTCAAAACAGAATAAATGTGTTGAATATTGTCATTTGTATCGTTACCCTTATTCAAAAGGGTTTCTACTTCTGACTCAATCATTTGATTTTCCACGAGGTCAATGTTACGGTATGCCATTTTGTTGTAACTTGTTGGTTGGTGTCCATATGTAAAACAACCTTATTTTGTAGTTCAATTTTTTTGAGGTAAAATATGAAAATTAAATTCGAACTTATTATCATTGTATTCATGGAAGACTCTAAAATGCTAAAAATGTTAAAAGAAAAAAACCCAACAAAAGAATATCCACAAAAGGTTGGCGCACCATGGAGCGAAGAAGAAAAAGAACAATTAATGAAAGAATTTGGCGAGGGGGTTGATTTAAAAACGATTGCAAGTAATCACCAAAGAACAGCAGGATCAATCATCGCAAGACGTAAAACTATTGCAGCAACAATGCATAAAAAAGATGGACTTTCTGTTGAAGAAGTTATGAAAAAACTTAACATGACCTCGGCTGAAGTAAATGCAGCACTTAATAAAAAAAAGGTACCCAAGAAATCAGACAAATCAATGTCAGCAACTGCTCTTATCGAAAATCTTCGCAAACAAATGAATGAAATGAAGTCAACTCTCGACGAGTTATCAAAACAAATCAGTAAAAAGTAAAAAATTGAATATAATTTAATAATATAACAAAACAACTAAAATGAAAATGATATCTGTAAAAGAGACAACAAACTCTCAACTTCACAATAAATTATATAATTTTGGAGCTGAATGCAAAAAACATATGACATTCATTGAAAATCATATAATTTGTACACCAACAATTGATTTACAAATTCATATCAATAAACTTACATCATATATTACACAAAACCAAACACTTGTTTTAGAATTTATTGATAAGTTTGAACAAATATACGAATTTATCAATTCACTGGAACACACTCTTCAAACAATATATGGAGATCTTATTATAGATTATTGGAATTACAAAGATGATGAAATACATATGATTAAAAGTTCACAGTGGGAATATGCATTTATTATTAGCGATAGATGCAGCCTAATTCTAAGCGATATAGAAAAATTTGAGATGGGGCCATTGAAAGAATTTAAGAAGCAAATAAACCATATTCAAAAAAACAAGAAACATATATTGAATGTTCTCTGTAAGCATCACATAACCGAAGATATATCAAATATAATCGCGAATTTTACATTTCAACATCAAAAAGATCTTATTGATATATAATTTTCACTTAATTAAATTTCATAATACTTTATCAAGCAATGGAAGATAACCCATTAAAAATATATGAAAAATTCATAAAAAAAAACACAAAAAAATTAAATAATATGTCAAAAAAAGATGCAACATTTCTCAGTGAACCACATATGACATATTTCACAAATAATTATGACCCAATGTTATTGGTCGCAATAATTCTAAACCCAATATTTAAAAATATACATTTAAATTATCATAAGAGAGAAAACACAGAATCCATTTTAAACTATTTTGACGATATTCTTTATAATGATATCATGACCGGAGGTATGAGTAAAACGAAAGAAAATGAAATCTCAATGTACCCCATTCATGTTAAAAACAATAAAATATGGATTTATGATTTCGAAAACACAAATAATTACCCTATTCCAAGAAATATGTATGACTTTAAAAAGTTTATGAAATTTGTCTCTTTTTTTATTGAAAAAATTTATACAATTAATTGCGAAAAACATAGTAAACTTATGTCTGAGGATGAATACAACTTTCTGAAAGAACATAAATTCTTCGTATCTGCACATTTCATCTGGTATTTCAATAAACCTAATTATTTTTTACATAATAAAAGTTCTTCTAACTGCAAAGATGATAATCATACATGGAGCAAGGCATTTGTTAATTATATCGAACTGTAAAAGCATTATGGTTTAAAAATAAACATACATATATAAGTATCATGATATGCGATATTAATTCATATATAAATTCAGAAAAAATTATTCATGTTTTGGATGTATTAATTCGAGAAGCATTATATAATCCTCTTTCAATATTAAACGGGTTAGATGTTCATAAAAATAATATAAATGATCCTAATATACCAAACCTCGATAAAGCACTGCGAAGAAAATTACACAAAAAATCTGTTGAAATTGTTAAAATTTTCAGATTCTTTGAAACTTATCAAAATGAAATCATGAATGAATATGCAAGATTATATCCAAAACGATGGTTAGAAATATTCAAAAAAATTCATGATGTATATATTTATCAACTTGAACCTGAACTTATCGAATTAAGAATAAAATATAGCCATGAAGAAGATATAGATATAGAATATCACGAATCACGCCATTTGTCAAGATATATTTCAATATTACACGACTCGTACTCTTGTCCAAAAAATAATGACTTTTACCATGTTCATGATATACCAATGAATCCAACTTTCGAAACAACAACGATTCATGATAATATATATTCTTACCAACATCAACGATATAATTTTAAAAAAAGAGACAAACATGTCGTCGTTCGAAAAAGTGACGATGATATAACAACTCGATTTGGAATGTATCATAATAATTCTACAAATTCACACATGCTGTCCAGAGTCATATTTTCACATAGCGAAATAGATTATTTATTTACAGAAATATTTATGCCAATGTTTTCTAAAATAAAGTCAAATCAAAATAAAGTGTTATATTTTATAAAATACAATTCTAAAATTTTACATAAACTGCCGCGAGAAGTTATTAACATCATACTGGGTATGGTATAAAAATATTAAAGTAACATAAATAATATACAAAGTATTTATATAATGACTCTTTTTTCAGAAAAGATATATATATCAAACTTATTGAATTATAAAACACCGAATATAACTCAAGAAGATAGAATCAAAAATTCGATAAAATTAATTAGAGAATATGATAATAATAATGATAATGATAAAACAAATGATGTGTTAGAATTTACAAAGTTTGAATCTTTATTGTTTATCAAATTTGGTTTAACATATCATTTAAACCAAGGGCGCCCTCACCTTTCGCCGGTATCCAGTGTAGGAACCGCTGAAAATAGTTTATCCGATGATGAAATGGAAGATTATGTCAATATGCGATATTCAAAATCAGTATCTTCCCCCTATTAAATAAAATTGAACGATTTTAAATTTCATATTTATTATATAACTTATAATAAATGTACGATAGTGCTCCTATTTACGATCAAGACATGTTCTCTTCCGCAATTGCAGAAAACGCAAACATTCGAGTTATTGATCAAGCAAACATTCATAATATTGGACATAATAGAAGTCGAATTATTCCTATTATTATTTGCTTTTATATGGTTAGGGAATCAATTATACCACTTATAAATGATATGTTATCATATACAAAAAAAATATTCATAAAAAAATCGTTCGGTTCATTACCATCTATCTCTTCATACGACAGTAATGAATCAATACACCAAATTGTTACAATGAATAACGATTTCATTAATACAAAACGCCATTTACCAGAAACATGCAGAGGGTGTATGTGTAATAGTAAAAATATAAATGATCATATGGACTATGGTGGGTGCATGTACACCGGATTAGAATTTTAAAACAGCATAAATAAAAAATAGTAAATTAAAATAACAGAGTCAATACAATGTTGACACCTCTTTCATCTATGATAACTATAATAATATTTTTTATTTGCTTCATGTTTATGCTGTTTATTTGTCATATTACGTATATTCTTTATTCTATAATAGACAGAAAACGAGCACTTTATTATTTAAAAGCACCTTTCAGGTCAAATTCAATGAATTATATTAACTCATTTACACATAAAAATTCAGAAGATGATTTTGAAATTGTATAAAAAAATTGAATCCATATTATAACCACATAGTATTGAATAAAATATCGCATATCATAATATCATAATATAAAATGTCAACTAATATTGCGAATAACAACAATTTTATGTACCCAGAAATGCAATATCATTTTCGAATTAATCGAAATGTGAATCTGTGTAAAAATAAACAAAACTATCTGATTGAATATTATAAAAAAAGAGAACGATGGGTTGATGCAAATGATATAACTGAAGAATATAATTCATGTGTTATTCTTTTGAATTATATACATAGTTATATGTTTGGAGGAAGTAACCAAAATGTATATGAATATATAACAAAACCACTTATTAGTATGAGTAATCGAATCATTATTATTGATGGAGATTTAGATTTTGATGAAGATGTTTGGGATTGTGTTGATTATTATCAAAAAGGATTTGATTCTCCAGATGAAAATGATGAAAACTTTACACCAGAACAGATACAACTACAACTAAAAATTACGGATATGATTCATAAAATCACTTCAAATCCAAATTTCATTAATATCTACGCCCAATCGATTATGCATGGAGAATTTACTCGAAATTAAAAAAATAAACCTAAAAAACTACTGAAAACAACGTATACGTGCATAATCATGTGAAAAATTATATTCAAATGTGAATGCAGAATATAATGAAATATAAGAGCGACTATGAAAAAAAATGCAATATTTAACAAACAATACATAATAAGCGTATTTTTTATTTCTTTGTTACCATCGAAGGTCAAATAGTAAATATCATATAAGTCAGTTGCAATCGAAACATTTAAAAGCTCATAAAAAAACACCAGTTTTACGTAATTGTGATCAATGTACTGATATAATATATTTTCTCGATATCCCCATCTCAATAATGATGTAATTGTAATACCAAGTGTCATCAAAAAAACACGAATATTATTAAAATATAATGCAAGTAATGTAGGTATAACAAAAAGAAGAGAACTTATAAATAAATACCCTTGAAATAGTAAATCTTTTCTCTTAAAAATTTCATAATTACTTTTATTCATAACATTAAAAATTATAGAAATTATTTATTAATGTTATAAACGTATTATTGTGTTAGAAGCTTCTCTATTTTCGGACAATACTTTCTTAATAATTCGACCAGAAATATTTTATGCCGAACTGTCAACCATTTTCGAGGAATTCGGGTAAAACATTGACCTCGCTTCATATGACCCTTTCCATAGAATATTCTTTTTTCAAATTCGTTCTCGATATACTCATATTCCCAGTCGTCAAGAAGTGTTTTAGATTCAAGTTCTCCACTTTCAAATATACGAATATGAAATTTGCTGCGATATGTATGACGATTCAATTGATCATCTTCATATATATATTTGAACTTCTTATCTTTGTAAATACGGTTTTGAATTACACCGATACCCATAATCTTATTTATAGTATTATTCATTTCTAAAACAATCAGATATTTCCGAGGACTTACATTTTCTGTCATTCTTACAGCGGTGTTATATAACGCACCATTATACTGGATTCTCTCTTTGAAATCATTTAATTCGCGATATGTTTGGCTATTAAATCTTGTGGTTGTCACATCAAATGAAGCGTCTATATATGATTCCATGATTATGATACAATCATAAATTGTACTTTATCGAATTTCAATTTTAAATTAAAAATTGAAACGAAGTTTATTCATGTTATACATTCATATTCATAAATACAAACACAAACACAAATACAAACACCAATTATGAACCTTTCTGAAGTGGTAAACGATCACTGGTCCAAACCCCTTGTAGATTCAATGCTGACTACAAATACATATGTTGGAAAGTATATGAAACAAGCATTGATCGAATATATGCAATTCATTACATATGAACTCAAAAATATTGATATGTTTATTTCAGATATATCCAAAACAATTCTAATTCCGGAAAATCTAAATATGGAACTTCAGCTTTGTCTATTGAACGAAGATGTACGCAAAAAATATGTTTTGAAAATGAGCCAATTGAGAGAAATGTTAGTTACATTGAAACAAATTACAAGCGACTATCAGATACGACATAACAGCGAATATGCTCATGATGATCACATGAAAAGGTCATTGTTTATTGATAATAGACGATATGTAGATGATGACGTTTTAACACACAAAATATATAAAGATATATTCATCCCTCATGTATCGAAGAGTCTATCTATATTCATTAAAAATATAGATTCACATATTCTGAAAGCAAAAAGAGAGAAAAATATCCAACCATTCCGCGACGCATATGAAGTACTTGACGGAAATTATCGCCCGCATCTAATTCGCTTTATCATTGAGATAACCGAAATGTATAATATTTTAAAAAAAGATAATAAAATATAAACATACAACTGAAACTGAAAATATATATTTTAAAAAATATTTTTTTCAATCTATATTCTCAAAGCAGATCGAGTTCTAAATGCAGGAGCGTTCCTTTTACTCGATCGTGTTCTTTTATAAATATTGGCATTGGGTAACCTGGATCTAAGCTCATTTACAGCATTTTGTCTCTTTTTTGTTTTGGAACGAGTACTTTTGTATATGCTTGGAACATAGGTTTTTACCTTTTTAAGAGTGCGGTTTTTTGGCTTTTTGTTATCTACAATTACAGTTGAGCCTTCTTCTTTATTATTTTTAAATGTCATATTTGTATTATACATGTCTACAGCAGGAGAATATTTATCACCATCTACACTCTGAACTGTGATATCGTTGTTATTTTCTTCGCCTTCTTCACTTATTCTTGACAACGATGAGTCTCTCATAATGGATTCTATTTTAGGTTCAGGCATTTTGACACCTACATTTGCAAGCTCAACTGGAAAAAGTTCTTTGCACCGTTGTGTAAGCTTCTCTTTATTTTCTTCAACAGTTTTACTGTTTTTCATATTCCTAATACGAGACTTCTCATTTTCAGACAAAAAATTCGAATTGATTTGAGATATAATTTTTTTATTTCTGGTCCTTGTCCTTGTCTTTGGCAATATCTTTGTCTTTGGTCTTGTCCTTCTTTTAAGAGGTGATTTCTTTTTCGGAAATTTGAATTTATTCTTTTTTGAAATTAACCTCCTCTTTGATAATGCATTTGAAAGTGTTTTTCTTGTGTTTGGTGGACTTGGTGTATTCATTAAACCATTATTCGAAACACTATTTCTTTTTGACTTACTAATAACTTCCTTCTTATTTTTCTTTTCACGAACCTGTTTTTTCTGCTCCTTTAACATTTCCCTCATTATTGGAATTCGATAACTTAAAGTACCTCTTTTTATGTTTAACTTTTTCCTCATATATGCTCTCATTTCACGACGTTTTGTAGTCAAAACACGATCTCCAAGATTATCTAAATATGATTTAAACTCCTTTCTAAATTTATTTATATTAACTTCATCATCAGATAAATCAGTATTAAGATATGTTTTCTGCGTTTTGTGTCGACAACGACCACTTTTTAGTTCACGATGATATCCATTTGGGCATCGCTTTTTTGTTACGTTTGTTCTACTAATCTTTTTATAATCTTTTGTACGAAGTTTTTTCAGTGCACTACGATAATGTTGCATAAACCGTTTAGTCGCATAACTTGGTGTAAATTTATCAACATATTTTTTTGTAGTTCCAGCATACTTCAATTTACCATTTTTAGTAATTTCTAATTTATATGATTTATCAAGCCTCTTGTTGTACACATGGGGTACATTTCCTTCAAGACGATAATATATTTCCCTTTTACGAAAACCACCACGTTGTTTCATAATATTATTACTTATATTATCGTCTGAAAAAAATATAATTTATCAATTCTATTACACATTTTTAAATACGCAAAAACCAGAATAAAAATGGTTTTTATGGGTTTTATGGTTTTATATTTTTTGTGGGTTTTTATTGTTTATTTATGATACTTACATTATACGGATTCTTGTTGTTCATTGTATTCGGGCGTAGGTGGAGGTGTCACAGTCGGCTTTTCCTCATCCGCAATGATGCGAGGACGCTTCTTCGTTGTGCGAGTGCCAACATTCTTGCGGAGCTTCCAAAACCATGGCTGGTCGTACTCGATCTTCACTTCACCGCCCTTGTTGATTTTCTCGACCAAATATTCCACTTCTGGAGTACGATCAACTGGGTTGAAATGCAGGAACACAAGGAAATATGGTTCTCCAGTACGAGTGTCTTCCCGCATAACCATGTCTACACGTTTAAGACACGATGGACCATACCCATTCTCGTCACACATTCCGTGTTCAGGCCCAAAGAGATCAGTGAAGACTTCATGAAACTTGTCCTCCGTAATGAAGTACATGACACGAGGAATGCATACAGAAGGAATTTGAATAGATTGGGAAGCCATAATTTTATTCGAAGTTTTGGTATTGAATGAAGTTTTTATTGTTTATTCAAGGTGAACTGCTAATAGACAGGACCTTAAATTTCGTTTCAATTTTTTTTCCACAGACATAACTCGTGGAAAAAAAATCTTTATGGTTTTTTGATTTTTTGATTTTTATGGGTTTTCTTAATGTTTTTTTATCACAAATACTTACATTGTCATAAATTCTTCCGTAAGATTTCGAGGAGCAATTGGAGTAATCATATTAATGTAATTGTCATTGGTCATGCGAATAAGTCGTGGAGGCGTCGTAAGTTCATATGTGTTTGTGATTGGAGGAGTCCACAAATTCACAGGATATGGATCAGCAGTCCATACAATTTCTTCATCTCCATCTTCTGCATTAGTGTTTCTTGGAGTACGGGGAGAAGTATTCACGACAACATCCTCCACAGACCATGGACTAATCGGACGACTTTCATTCGTACTGATACTCATCTGACTCTCCAAATCAAATCCATCATCCGCATACTCCACGAATTCGCCGGCTTCAATATCAATGCTGAAGTCATCGCTCATCATATTTGGTGCAGGCATTTTGGTTGTTTCTGTTGTCAAATTTCTTATATTATCGCTTAAGGATGTAATTAAATATAACATTATATATTGGTTCAATTTTTTTTAATTACACAACAAAAATAAAAATTGGATTTTTTTTGGTTTTTTGATTTTTTTAATTTTTTGATTTTTTGAAATGTCTACTTACGCATGTGGAATTGTCTGTGTGTTGAATTTGTATGTCTTTTTCAGAATATCCAAAATCCAATATTCATAATCACTTAAATGCAAATCAGAATCTTCGGTCATCATATCACTTGTCATGCGCCTCAGGGTAGGAAGTTTCATTTTAATTTCCTTAGGAATTTGTGCAGTGAAAGGTCGTATTCTCGTGTAAAGTTTTTCAACAATTCCATACACGACAGACTCGTCTTCTTCATAAAGATAATCATTTATGTCGTGATTCTCAAAATGATTATCCCATTCATCGATTGCTCGTCGGATGGCGTCGAAATATTGCGGGTATTGAACTCCGTATGTCATATTTACTATCTTTTCAGTAGTATGTTTCATATAAAATATATCATTATTTTGTGTTCAATTTTTTTTGTTTTATTTTATTTTATTTTTTATGAATAAAAATGGATTTTTATAGTTTTTTTGAACGCAGACGAGTACTCCTGCGAACTTGAGGATGTGGGGATGATTTTTCTGAAAATCGTGGAGATTTGCGGCGAGTAGTTGTTCGGGACATGGATGTAGTTTGATGGGTTTCGTCGGATACGTATGTCTTTCCGTTTCGAAGCTTCATGATTTATTACTATATATGCAGTGGTTTTTTTATATTGTTTTTTTAATTATTTGAAGTCCTCGTCAAGAAGATCCTCCCAGTTATCAACTTCTGGAAAGGCAGTTACTTCCACCTCTTCCGTGGAAGGTTCTTTCGTTTCCACTTCATTGGGGTCGGATTGGACTGGTGCTTCTGCTTGAACAATAGGCTTTCGTCTACACAAAAGTGTGGATTCGTTGTATTGGTATGTACCGCTGCACGAATTTTGTACGTTATATGCCCGATTCATGTTTTTCGTTTCAAGCATCCAAACAAAGCATCCAGCCATAATACCCAATTTATTTTGGTCATTTGTCATCATCCAACCCTCATACCGGGACTGATTGTATGAGCTTGCGCCCTGGTGGACCCGGGTTTTTGTACGCTTGTGCTTAAACATGACTTTCGCATCCAATTTCTTGGAATGAATCAGGCTCTGTGTGAAAACCAATAGTTTGTCCCATTCGGCCTGTGCATCAGGAAGCTGGAGCTTACCCGAGCAACAGGACC